AGTACTCATTTTATATCCTTATTATCATCGTATATTTTTTGTAATTCTTGTATTAAATCGGGGATCATGTCATATCCAACTATCATTATATTGCGATTATCTTCCGGATTATCTTCGCATTCCATTCTCTTTTTAGTTTCTTCTTCAGAGCATCCAGCATACCAACCCATTTCTATTTTAGCTGCTGGTTCTTTTTCATCTTTGATCCAATATTCTTCTACCTTTGGACACCAAAATATAGAATCATACTCGTGCCGAATTCTATCTGTTGGATCGTTTTTCTCGCGTTCTTTTTGTTCATCTATTTGTTTTTGAAGTTCCTTCATAGATTCTTCTAGCTCAGCAAGAAATTTTACTCTGACTTGTTCATCATTAAAGTCAACTCTTTTTATGTCTTCGCTCATAGTATTTCCTCAAAAATGCAAATATCCAACAAAATTATCTTGTGTTAGGGATAGAGGCTGGAGTGGATTTTTATCTGCCCATTTTTTATACGCATCATAACCTTTTCGTTTAACAAAATCTTGCTGTAAAATATAAGGAAGATCCCTCATTCTCTTAAACATAAATGCAGGTTCTAAATCAGAATTCCATCCTACACATTCCCTCCACTTTAAATGATGAACATTAGCATCCCAAAATTGTTCCGGCGTTATAGAATATACACTTAATATTCTATGATTCCAGTATTTTCTTTGGTCTATATCTTCTATACCATTTACTATGGGCCCGGGTTCATAAAACATGAATTCTCTTTTACATGTTACATAAACCGGTTGCTTTTTATATGAAGCATAACCAGCAAGAAACCCATCATAGCGATTGGTTTCCCATAACCACAAAAAATCTTCAGAATTTAATCTATATTTACCCATAATTAAAGATTTGCATCATCGGGGTTGCCAAACCAAGGAGCATTCTTGAAATCTTTTTGAGTTCCATAAGTACCCTTGTAGTTTGGGTGCTTTCTTTTGAATGCTTCGGTCTTTGCTTTTCTTTTTAGTCTATTCTTATTTCTACGATATTTTCTTTTAAGATTTATTTGTTTAGATGTTGGCATATTAAACTTGTACCTCGCTTATTTCTTTCATTGCTAATTCGGATCCAACCTTGACCAATTTATTTATGTCACTATCATACCATCCAGAAGAACTGAAACTGCTTAGTTCAAGAATTCTTGGACCAATAACATCATGTATTCCTATATCCATAGCAAAGATTGGATCAGGACGATACTTAACTTCTCGTAAAACTTTGTTTATGAATTGGTATACAGATTTTTGAGTTTCTGCTTCTTGTGTGAATTCTTTCTCAATGAGTTCTGGATCATACATTTGAGAATAATCTACATTCAGACCACTCTTATATTTGGATCCAGTTATGATTTTGTTGCCTGCTACAAAAACACGATATTCAGCATTTAGAATTTTCTTAGAAGATATTAAAACTAGAAGATTTGCTGGATACTTTTGAGTAAGATAGTCTACATCTTTTTGTTCGTATACTACATGTCCACCAAAAGTCTTAAACCCATTGCAAGGTCTTACAAACAAGAATTTTGTATTGAGCATTTCGCGTATAGTATCTGCTCTACGATCAAATTCTGCAAGTGGCAGAATAACATAATCATTATTACTCATATATTTACCATAGTAAGAGTAATAATTTGAACAATCAAAATTCTTAAAATTCGCAAAACACCCGGGAATCCAAGGCACCTTATTAAGTTGGCGCATTAGACTTATGGTGCCAACACAAAGAACATTTTCTTTGTTTGGTATAATGCTATTCAAGTCGTGATATATAGCATACTTGGTAATATGTGCTTCCATACCTTGAGCGCGAACTGCTTCTGCAATTTTTTCGCAGTTTTCATCGGCATCAAATTCTTCAATCAACCATGTCAGATTTTGCATCATATTTTTCCCAATAGTCGGCATTCATAAACCAACGAATTAAAGGAGAAGGATAATGATAGACCACTTGATCTACATTAAATTTGTTTGTAACAACATCATATCCTTGGTAAAGTTTACCAGATTCATCTTCTGCAATGTATTTTGTATACACTTCAAAAGGTAATTTGGGTTTTATTTTATCTAAAATTATTAATTTTTTTCTTATCATGAGAATAGTATTTTACTTAAAAATGTTATTAACCACTTGTTTTTAATATTCATTCTACAAATTACAATACATTTATGACCGTATCTTTCTGTAATAACACTATTATAACCAGCATTAATTAAATCTTCATTTATCATATCTAAAACCACATCTTCCACATCTCCACTCATTTCACACGAGTTAATGGTTGGTTCAATAACTGTAAATCTTCGAGATGCGGTGTGAACCAAAGCGCGATTAATACGATCCTGTATATCAAATTGACAACGAGAATACCATTCTTTTGCTTTATTTTCAATTTCGGCTTTAATATCTTCTTGTTTTAATATATTCATAATTTTCTTTCAATTTAAACTACTGAAATTATTTTTCTTTTCTGCTTTAAGGTGAGAATCAAATTTATGACTAATTGAATCTGGTTTATGTGATATTACAAATATATGAACTTTCTTGCTAAGATTTACCAACAAACGGAGGAATTCTTCTGTACCAGAAACGTCCAAACTAGAATCAAACACTTCATCCATAATCAATAAATTAGTACTTGTACTGTTTCTTTGACGAGAAATCTCTCTCCACGTTAGTAGCAATGCCATATCAATTCTAAATTTTTCACCCTCAGAAAAACTTTCGTACTGAAATTCATCACGATATCTACTCTTAATAACTTCTTTAAAGTTTTCATCAAGATTAAAATTAACAAAGAAATCCATACTATTTAAGTACTTATTGATATACTTATTCATCAATGGCAAATATTGCTTGATAATTTTAGTCTTAATTCCCGTGTCTTTTAGCAAAGCAGAACAAACATCAAAATGATCAAGTTCTTCAATCATCTTATCTTTCTCATCAGAATACTTTGTATATTCTGTTTCGAAAGTAGTTAAAAGATCTTTATCTGCCTGACTTGCTCCACTGTTGTCTTTCAGATTAGTATTTAGTTTTTCTATTTTAGAAATATATTCTTTAGCACTTTGTATTCTATATGATATATCATTTATCTTAGATTTAACATCTGACATTTCTATTTCTATTTTTGTTATTTCAGAAAGTCTAGTTTGTGATTTGTCCACTATCTTTTCTAAATCTTCTATTGCACGATTTAAGATATCAATCTTTTTCTGTCTTTCAGATGTACACTCATGTTTCCACCCTTCTTCTATATTTTGATTACAAGTAGGGCAATTTGAATTGTTTTGATAAAACACAATCTCTTTTTGCAATCCGTTGATTTTAGATATTGCAGTAGTTTTTGTTTTTATAGAATGAGAATATTTCTCATATACAGAAGTTTTATCTTTAATAGAATTTTCTAAGTTCGTAAATTTTACGAGAAGATCTGAATATTGTACTTCTAAATCTGCTATATTTGCGTTTACACCTTTTACTTCTTCAATATTTTTGTTTATAATATCTTGATTGTATTGATTTAATTTATCAATATGAGATTTTTGTAGATCAATCTTGTTTTTAATAACCACCAATTCTTTGTCGTGTTGCCGAATATTTTCTCGATGAGATCCTATCTTTTCTTTAAGAACAAGATTCATCCTAGAAAAAACTCGTATGTCTAGCAATTCTTCAATGACTTCTCTTCTTTCTTGAGCAGTAAGTTGCATAAATGGAATAAAATCACTACTACCCAACATTACAAGTTGAGTGAATGATTTATAGTTCATCTGAAGGATATTTTGCTCTAGATATTTTTGATAGTCCTTACTCTTTGAATCTTGATCTACCAAAACACCATCTACATAGATGTCAAATATTGTTGGTTTTATACCTCGTTTTATAAGGTATTGCTTACCGTTTATTTCAAATTCTATTTCTACAAGGCAGTCTTTACCATTAATAGAATTTACCAGATTTGGTTTATTCATATTACGATAAGGAATTCCAAATAGAACAAAGCATAGGGCTTCAAATACAGACGAATTGTGTGATAATATTCCATTACTATAAAATCTATGATTTTTAGAATTTACTGTAATATCATACATATTTTCTTTATATTTAAGATTTATATTTTGTGTTACTGTTTTAGTACCCGTCTCGGTTAATATTTTAGATTGATTTTCTATCAAATCTTTAACAAAGATTTGATTTTCATTTTCATCAAATAAAATATGATCGTCTGCACATTTTAACTCATAATCGTCTGTTTTAATTTCATAAACATCATAAGGAATTGTTTTATGAATAGCAGCTACATCTTCCCAGCCAGTATCTGTAAGAATTTCTAAATTATCTATAGAAATACTATCTATAAATTTTCTATTTACGGTTGAAGAAAGGTCAAACATTGTTGAATTATACCTTCTTTATTTTTATAATACTCTTTTTCGTTTACTACTAAAACTTTATAACCAAATTTTTCAAACATTTCAATTCTTTCAGAATCTCGTAATTGATTGCCTCTTTTAATTTTATTATGCCAATAATCTCCATTAAATTCTATTATTTTTTTCTGAGAAATATCAAGAAAATCAGGAAGTAAAATACGATCTAACTTTAACTTCTTTTCATTGTTTTTTCCAGAAATATCTTTTTGTTTATCTTCATTTAGTTGAGCAAAATAAATATCATTTAAATTATTAAGTTTTTCTACAATATTCCAAAATAATTCTTGTGATACTTTAGAAAAGTTACTTTTCTTGTACGAATTATGCCATTTTTCTTGTCTTGCCAACCAAACTTCTTTTCCTTTAGTTTTTCCATATTTTTTAATGCATTTTTCTAAAGAAAAAGTGATCTGGATTTTACTGATTTCTTTTATTGCATCTTCTTCTGTAAATCCTTTTGCAAGCCAATATTCTTTACATCTCTTAGATGTAATTTTACAAATATTTTTATTTTTTGTTTTAGCAGAATTAAAAGAATTGTTTTTGTGTTGTAATTTTGCTTTTTTTATTGCATCTTCTTCTGTAAATCCTTTTGCAAGCCAATATTCTTTTCTAATAGGTCTTCTAGAATTTCTTTCAAAATCTGCCTCTTCAATAGAATAATTTATACCGGTTTTTGGATTTATTTTAGAAATCCAAAATTCTCTAGAATAAGGACTTATCTTATTTTTTTGAACATATTTTTTACTTTGAACATATGCTTCACCCTCAGACCAGCCTCGATTTAACCAATATTCTTGAGAATATTTTCCATTTTCTGGTAAATTTAAGAATTTTGAAACAAAATTCTTCATTTTTATAACACTGGTGTTTATTTCTGGCATCAATTTAAGTTTTTCATATAATTGATTATATAATTCAGTTTTAAGATTTTTTACTTTATCATATAAAGCATCATGAATTTTTTCCTCCATCAACCTGCTTCTTTTGTGCTGCATATAAATCTCCTATTGTAACCGTACTAACTTCACCAGTTAGCTTATTTCTAACAGTTACCTTAGTATTTATATGTAAACACTTTCCACTTGCATTAAAACCTGAAATCAGTGTCATCTTATGTTTTTGGAAATCTAGTTCGGTAAAATAATTTCCATAAGATAACAAATTCTTCCATCTTATTTTTTGAAAATTAATCATTCTAATTCAAAACTTTCAATATAAAGATCGTGCATCAGTTGCTTGATCTTGTCTGGATTCTTAACTTCATCGCCAAGATCATCTATGTGCTTATTTATTGCTGTGATAGTATCATGCTCGGGAGATATCTCCTCGGATGTACTGTAAGTTTGTGCCAGTAGATATTCTTCTACAAAGGAGATTTCTGCTGGTTGAGCCTCGTATAACTTGGCAGTAAATTTTTCATAGAGTTTATTGTTTTTCTTATTTTTAACAATAACTTTTACATAGCAATTTTGGTACTTTTCAAAAGTATGTTCCTTAATAGTTGCTTCAAAATTTACGTCATCGTAAAGTATTTTAAAAAACATCTTGTAAGGATTTGGAATAAATTCAATTTCGTTTGTATCTGTATCAAATACATGAAATCCTTTTATTTCATCTACATCAGAGAAAGTCATATCATAAGGCGTGCCGAGGTAGTTGATATGGCTGTTTCCATTCTTCATGTGGAAATGACCACTAAAAACGGTAGAAAACCGGTCGAAAACATTAGGTTTACAACCATCTTCTGATTTGATTCCTCGAAGAACTTCAAAACCTTGAATCTCAAGATGACCAAATGCTATTGCCGATCTTGAACGATTTAAAGCAAAATCTTCAAAGTCAGTATAGTTTTCAGGATTTATCCAAGGTAGAAATGCATAGGTTTTATCGGCTATAGTATCATCAACAGGATTTTCATATATCTTTAAATTCTTATATTGACTAAACAACTCTTTAATAGAGTTTACTTCGTTTGTATTTTTAAAGTATACGTCGTGGTTTCCTACTATTACACGGAGATCTATATTTTTTTGTATAACGATAGGCTCAATAAAGGTTTCTCTTACATATTTAAGAGTTTCGATGTTAATAATTTTACGATTATCGAAAAGATCGCCTAGGTGAATAATGGTCTTTATATCATTTTTATCTAAGTAAGGAAAAAATATTTTATTTAAAAAGTGTGCGAAATATTCCCGGAATACCTGAGAATTGTTTTTAATACCAAAATGGGTATCACCAAGAACTGCCACACGCATTAGTTTTTATCCTTAAAAAAACATTTCATCAAATAATACGATCCCATACCCAATAATACCAAAGGCCAAACAAACGAACCGATCAGGTATTCTGTAAAACGACTATCATGCAGTTGCCAGACTTTATCATAATACTTAAAATAACCTATATTATTTAAATTAAATCCTAGAGGGATATAAAAGCATATCAATCCTAATACATAAAGTATAAACCATATCATGCGTTAATCATCTCCAAAACATTCGTCAAGAATTGTTTTCTTAATTTTCTTTTTAGACGGTTTTTCTGGTTTCTTTTCTGCTATTTTTTCAAAATATTCTATATCTTTTTCGGATAATTTAAATGCATCTGCATACGGATTTCCAGTTTCATCTGCTCCAATGTTTTTAGTCCATTCTCGCATATGTCCTTTAGAATCCATATCTTGAGTCAGTTTCATTTTGATGAAATTCTGCTTTTTCTCTTTTTGAATGCGTCTAAGGTACGCATAATAAATTATCTGTGTAAAATACGCAAAAGGATTGCTACTTTTATTTGGATCAAAGTTTTCAATATATAGTAAGCAATTTTCTATACCATCACAAACCATTTCATCACGATACGAGTAATTCGAAAAGTTCGGGCGTGATGACAATTTTTCTGCTATCAATAGGATACAGTTGCCAATATATTCAGTTATTTTTGGTTTGCTCGGTAACTTACCTTCTTTGAATTTTTTTACCTCTTCAAGATAAACTTTTATCTCTTGAAATAATGTTTCATTGTTTATGTAATTATTCTTCTTCTTTTTCTTGTTTATTGCTAGTGTATTTTTTAACATACCGTCCTTTTTGGATCTTTCAGATTTTTTAGAATTTCTCTTGCCCATATTATAGGCCCTCCTTTGTCTTAAGTCAAGCGCCACCCCCAAATTTTTTCCGACCCGGCGGCACCTTAAATTTAGAAAATTGCGTAAAATGCGAAATGTTAATTGTACATTCTCCCTATTTATCACACAAATAAGATGCGCGAGCAAGGCGCAGCCTTGCGAAGCGGCAACGAGCGTAGCGAGTTGCGTGTAGAGATACTTTTAGGATTTCCCTAAAAACCTTAAATAAATGGTGAAAAACTCAAGAAATCGTTTAGATTTTTCTAGGGTGTTTTCCTCATTTTGCACTATTTTTTTAAGATTTCCGGATTTTTGGGAATTCTTAAGATTTCGTATATAAATAAATCTTAGAGGTTTTAAGACAACTCCAAATGCCCTTCAAGATGTTCAACCCAACAGAAACTCAAATCCTTCAGTTGATCCATTGGACCCCATTTGGAATATAAAGGTTTTTAGGGAAAGACAAAGAACCTAAAGATTCTTAAGAAGATTTAAAATCCGAATAAAAAATCTTAAAGACAATAATTAGATTAAGACTAAAAGAAAAACCTTAAAGACCCTTAATCAATTCAGCCCGAGATTCCGTCTCAACTTTTTGGTCCATCATTGAAGAAAGGATCATCTCCACGTTCTTCAAATGTACCATCATCTTCATCATCATCTAAATTACCAAAATCATTTTGTTTATTGTCTTCTTTACCATCTTTGAAAAAGTCATCTGGATTTGGTGGTTTTGATTTCTTCGATCCACCTTTTGTAAACCCTGTCTTTGGAGGATTAGTCTCATCTTCCACACGACGAGCAATATACATGCTCAGCAGAAACTTATTGGGTTTATACACAACCAAAATATCATTTTTGGTAACATTAACAAATTGCTCGGTTGAAAACATAAGCCACTGATTAAGTATAATCATTGTGCTTCGTGGCATACCATCATCATCAAAAGTATCAATCGGTACTATTTGATAAGGGTTGTTTAACTTATAATACTTTAGGGTATTATCTTCTACTTCAGAAATTATATCAATCCCACTCTTTAGTTTAAACACCAATATATTCATAACAACTCCTTATATATTGTACTTTGTAATCTTATAGTCAAACTGTTCTTCAGTATATATTTTTATACGTTCTAGACCATGCTTTAGACTATAATTTTTAGAACTCTTATGAGACAAGTCATCAATAATATCATACAACTGGGCAACTAGTTTATCATCACTCTTTCTTAACTGTCTACCAATACTTTGTAGTACTCGTATTCTTCCTTTGCTGGGTGATGCAAAGATGATATTATGTAACTTCTTTATACTTATACCAGTCGAAAATGTTCCAAGGCTAGCAATAATAACTGCATTATTGCTTTTTTCTGTTTCTGTACGAACATTTTCACGATACTCTGCATCAATACCACCATGCACATAAAACAATGGACGATCTTTCTCTAAAGTAGTTTGTGCGAGTGAGTATAATTCTGCACCGTGTTTATCCACATACTGGTAAAGTATCAAAGTATTTCCAGTTAATGATTTGGCAAGATTGATTATATATTCATTTCTAGTTTTATTAGAAATTAGGTATTGTATTTCTTCTGGATATTTAATACCTTTGCATTGCTCTCTTGCTTCTTTACCATAAAATAGTAGATTGATGTTAATATTTAACTTGGATAGAATATTTTTATCTATTAGTTCTTTGGTAGATGCTACTTTAAGTACCGGTCCTGTTAGTGCTTCTACAACTAGTTTATGAGTTCTTGTTCCATCTAAAGTACCGGTAAGACCAATACGATAGTTGGCATTAATACATTTTTGTAGCATCGTACTCATAACATTTGCGCGACACAAATGGCACTCATCTACAATAACAGTATCAAACTGAGCAAAAAACTCATTCGACAGTTTACTTGCACTTTGCCAAGTTGCAATCATGATATTTTTATTTAAAGTCTTCTCGTGACCATAGTAAAGTTTTTGAGTATGGTCCTCGACGTTCCAGCCGTTTACAGAAGAATAATCTTCAAAATCCGA